TGGCTCTTCATCAGCCACGCGGCACCGTCGAGCGCCTGGTACGGGTCGTTCGGGTCGATGCCCATGCCCTGTGCGGTACCTGGCATGAATTGCGCGATACCCGTCGCGCCGGCCGGACTGCGCGCGCCGGGGTTGAAGCCGCTTTCCTGCTGGATCTGACGGACGAAGATGTCCGGATTGATGCCGGCCTTGGCCGCGGCCTGGCGCGCGTAGTCGACCAATGGGCCCTGGGGTGCGTTCGCGTCCGGTGGCGCGCCCGGTCCCTGCCCCGTAGGCGTGGGTGGTGGTGCCGGCGCGAGCAGGTTGGTCAGCCCACTCGTTGCCTGCTGGGCACCCTGCTGCAGGTTGGTGATGCCCTCACCGATCCACTTGAGCCCGGTCGCCTGACTGACGTGATCGGCGAGCTGCTGGACCACGTTGCCGCTCGGTGCTGACGTCGGCGCGGGTTCGGGAGACGGGGGCGGTGCGCGCGTGGGGGTCGGCGGAGCGGCCGCAAGCTGCACCGGCGGGGCCTGGGACGCGTCCGGCACCAGCAGGCTGTCTAGATGGGCTTGCAGCTCCTCCTGCGTCTGCGGTGGCGCAATCTGCACGGTCGGCTCCACCGCTGGTGGGGCCTGCGTCACGTCGGGCACGAGCAGCGACTGCAGGTGCGCGTTGAGCTCGTCGGCGTTGTTACGCTCGACCACCTGCTGCCAGTCGTCGCGGAGCAGGGTGCCAGGCATCTATGGACCCGGAACTAACCCCGAGGGCGGTAGCGGCAGACCGTTCGGTCCGAGGATGAGCGGTGGTGGCGACGCCGCGGGCGCCAGCGCCCCAGGAGCAGGCACTGGCACCGTTGGCGCGACCACCGCGGCCGGAGGTGGTGGCAGCGGTGGTGACGGGTACGACGGCTGAGTAGGGAGCCCAGCCGGCGGCAGAGCAGGCGCGGGCGGGGGCGGTGGTGGTGCTGGTGGCGGCTTCTGGACGCCGATCCGGTCGGCCACCTTCAGAAACTGCTCGGGGTCACGACGCGCCTCGGCCTGCAGCCACGGGCGGTCGTTGGCCAGGAACTTCTGGCGGTACAGCGCGTCGAGGCGGTCGTTCGACACCTGGGTGATATCGGGATGGCTGGCGTTGTCGCCGAAGACCATGCGCGCGATGTGCGGTGCATCGCCCGTCACCTCGTTGGTGATCTCCGTCTGCAACTGCACGAGCTCGTTCTGGCGCGCGGAGCCGGCCATCAACTAGCCAAGCTTTCTCAGCGTTTGCGCCAGACGAGCGCGCTTCGCGGTCACGCCCGATCCTTTGGCCGCGGCCGCTAGCTTCTTAGCCGGGATCGGTTGGCCCGGCTTGGCCCCGAGCGTCTTGCGCAACGCACCGGGCTTCGAGATCGCGCCCTTGATCCAGTTCTCCGCCATCGCTCAACCTCGCCTCCAGGGAAAATGCGTAAAACGCCGGCAGCCCAGCCAGCCAAGACCGTTCCACAAAATCCACTCCGCCAAGCGGTAACCGTGCCCCCGTCTCATCCCATGCCACCGGGTTGCTGCGCCCCCTGGATCACCTGGCCGTAGGGCGGAGGACCAACACCCGCGCCATTGGGCGCCGCGGCTAACGCGCCTAAATCAGGAACTCCGCCCATGCCTAGTGCGCCGCCCTCGAACACCCCGGGTTGCGGCTGCTGACCGGGTGGTCCACCTGGCGTGAGACCAGGCTGCGCGACCTGGCCCTCGAGCGCGAGCTGCTCCGCTTCCTGGGCCTTCTGCAGCAGATCGCCGCGGCCGGCGTTCATGAACACCTCGGCGTACAGCCACTTCTTGTACGGCTCGCTGGCCCGAATCTGATCGCGCGCAATGCTGCGCCGAATCTCGTCCGGGTTATCGCCCAGGAAGGTGACCGCCTCATCCTTGCCGTACGTGCCAGCCGCCATGCGTTCGTGCGCGTAGCGGGCCTGGATCATTTCGTCGGTTGGCAACTGAGCCTGCACCGTCCAGGAAATTTTCATCGGCCGCTGCAGGTCGTCGGGGCCGAAGCCGATGAACTCGGTCGCCGCCTTCTGATCCCCGACTTCGGCGCCGCCATAGAACACCCACACCTTCTCGTTGATGTTCGGGTGGTCTCTGACCAGCGCCCACAGCTTCTCGGTCTGGCCCCGGAGCAACGCCTCGAGCCCATGCCGAATCGGACCGGTGCGCGTCCGTGCGTAACTCAGCACCTGGCTGATCGCAAAGCCGGCACCTTCCATGCCCGACAGGGTGGTCACCCGCGGCGACTCGAGCTCGCGGATGGCCTGGTCGATCAGCGCCATGTGCTTCTCGAGCGTGCCGGCGTCGGCGTACTCGATGCGTTGCAGTTGGCGACCCGCGGGCATGTTCAGGATCTCGCCTGGATGCAGGGCCAGGTCCATCTGCTCGCGCGGCAGGCCATCGTTGCCACTCACGGGCGCAGCCGGCGTGTCGCCGTACGTCACCAGCGGGCTGAGCAGGTCTCGAGCGACATATTGCGCGTGCATGGCGCGCAAAAACTGGCGATATTTAACCAGCCACAATTTCGTCCGGCCGATGCCCCAGCCGACCTTGCGATCGCGCATCCAGGACATCGTCAGGCCGGGCGCATAGTCGTACGGGACGCCGAACGGGTAACGGTGACGGAACTGCTTGACGATCTGGCCCGTGCGGTCGCCGCTGAAGTTGCGGCCACCGACCAGGTAGCTGACCCAGGTCTTATCCCAGTGCTCGATGAACTCGACGGTCGCCAGTGGGTCGCGCGAGCCGCCGGCCGAGCTGTCGCGCGGGATGGTCACGCTGCCGAGCTCTTCCGGGACGATGTCGCCCCTGGCGTCGCGCGCCAGACGGTACTTGCGGAACGCGTGCCGCAGCGTGACTTCACTCACCTCGAGCACTTCCTCGAGCTTGCCGCCCGAGCGCTGCGGATAGACCGTGCGTGGATCGACGTACGCCCACACGAACGGCGGGCCGAGGCGCTTCTTGGCCTCCTCGGTCAGCTTGTCATACTGCTGCCAGGCATCGCTGCTCTCACCCTTTTGGGGTGAGGACACCGCATACCGCGCGCCCCACAGGTCCGCGGCCCAGAGCAACTTGGCCCAGCCGCCGCCGTCGTTCAGGCACGCGTCGGTGACCTGGGTCATGGTGTCCGCGCCGGGCTCGCGCGAGCCGCACTGCCAGAACGTCTCTTCGGTCCAGTGCTCGAGCTTGCTGGCCACGGTCTGCGCGGTGTCGCCCTCGCCGCCGATGATCGACAGTTTTGGCCGCTCGAGGGTCAGGATGGCGGTCTGCTGAAACGCTTCCTCGGTGATGTCGGGGTCGCGCGGGTCGACGCTGACCATCTGGTACTGCTTGTCGGCCTCGACCATCGACGGCACGCGCATCTCGCGCACGGCGCGCATCTCGTCAATGTCCAGGTCCTGCTGGCGGAACGAGTCACCCAGCTCGGTCTGCAAGTCCAGGATGTACGAGCTATCGGGCGCCTTGAGCTCGGCCGTGCGGTCAATCGCCATCAGCGCGTCCCGGTCGGCAGTGTAGCGCTCCGTGAAACCAATTGTGTTTCACGTGCGCATGCTGCGTTTGATCGACTCGGCATCGGCGCCCAGCCACTGCCAGAACACCCGCTCGAGACCGGGCGCGTTGGCGTTGATCGTGCTCGGCGAGCCCTCGACCTTCTGACCGGTAACGGTCAGGAAACGCCTCGTAACATACGCCTCAACCCAGTCCCGGCGCCGGCGCCCGTATGGCAGCGAGCCCTTGACGAAGATGCGCAGTCCGTCACCACCTGGCGACTGTTCGGTGTAGCTGTTCAGCGTGCGCACGATGGCGTCTGCTTCGCGGCGGTGCTCGCTGACGTGGTCCAGGTCGATGCCAACCAGGCCCCAGCGCGGGCTGAGCGCGAAGCTCACACCGTCCCAGCCACCCTGCCGGTACGCGTCGTACGCGGCGTCGAACGTGCTCCACGTCTCGGGCTCGGACGCTTCGGCTTTCGTGCCATCGGGCTGGTAGGGCGGCTTGCTGATGCGGCCATTGGCGTCGACGGTGTACTTCCAGACCGCCCAGGAGTCGTGCAGTCGGAGCTCGGACGGGATGGTCCAGCGTTCGACGCTCAGCGTGTGGCCTGGGCGTTGCTGCGGCCTGGGCTCGCTGAGTGCGGTGATCCAGCGCGGGATACGCGGCGTGTAGGTCATCGGCCGAAGGCGTAGCGCGAGCGACTCACGTCGGGCGAGCTTTTCGCGCCCTGGTAAGCCATCGCCAGCGCGGAGACCGTGTCGTCATGCCCACCCTGCGGCGCCGCGTAGCGCAGCATCCCCGACGGCAGCACCGTGCTCTCGTACGCTAGGAGCTCGGCTGTCTGTGTCGCATCGTCGAGCAAGGTCAACGCGCCGTCTTCGATCGCCACGCTCAGGTCGATGATGGCCGCCGCCTTGGTCGCGTTGGTGGTGGTGAACGACCAGATCGGCAAGGCTGGCCGTTTGGTCCCGTCGAGCAGCACGTAGCCGCGCTGCAATCGTTCGATGATCGGCGTGCCCATCGCGTTCGACTCGGCGACGATGGTGCGCGGCTTGTAGGCCGCGGCGATGCGGTGCAACCGTTCGGTCTGGAACTCGTACTCGATATTGGAAAAACGGTCGAGCAGCACCTGCTCCTGGGTACTGGCGTCGATCACGCTGATGACCGTGAAGTCGTTGGTGCGGCCCCAGTCCACGCCGAACACGTACGTGTGGTGCGACTCCGGCCGGCGCGGCTGCAGGCGTGCCACGGCATGCACGCCGCGGAACACGCCGGCCCCGTCAAGCTGGAGAAATTGAGCCAGATACTCCTGGCTGAAAATACGCTCGGGTAGTTCTGAACGAGCGGCTTCGATCTCGGTCGCGCTGATGTACGGCGACGCGCTCGAGGGCATCTGCCACGACATCCAGTCGGTTTGCAGCGGGTCCTGGCCGAGCTGGTAGAGCGCGTGGAACGTGTCGAGTCCCTTAGGCGTGGACAGGAACCACGCGTCGCCACCGAGCACGCTCAGCGTCGGGCGCAAGCTGGCCTGCCAGACCGTCTCGAGGTCACGCACCAGGGCGGCCTCGTCGACCACGATGCGGTGGTACTTGCGGCCGCGCGCGGCATCAGGATCGTCCAGGCTCCAGCACTCGAGCGAGCCGCCGTTGGAGGTGGCGATGCGGTGCTGCTGCTCGCTCTTGTCGGCGGTGATCGGCTCGAGCACGATACGCAACTGGCGCCAGACTTCGTCGAGGTACTTGTACGTCGGGGCCATCCAGGCGCACGTCCGGCCCTGCTGGACGCCCTCCGCGACGAGTCTGATGCCCAGCGTGGTCTTGCCCATCTGGCGGCCACAAGCGGCAACGTTGAAGCGCTGCTGTTCAGCCAGCATCGTCTGCTGCGCCTGGTGCAATAGCGGCAGGTCCAGCGCTCTGTCCTGGGCCGAGCTCCAACGTGCCAGGCGTTGGACCAATGAGGCCGAGCGACGCTGCTGTTGTGGCGATGCCAGCGAACTTATCGCCGAGAACACCGTGGGCAATGGCGAGCTTGTCGGCTTCCTGGGCTCGACAGTACTGCTCATCACCGAAGACCTCGGCCTGCGTGATCATGGCCCGGATCGCGGTGCGGAAGTAGCGCATCACCAGGTCGGCGTCCGACTCGTTTTTGAGTGTTGGAAACAATCCAACGCGAGCCCGGCTGACCCATTCCGAGACGCTCGCCTTGTCGACGCCGAACTCGCGCGCGGCTTCCGAGATGCCCATGCCGGCGAGCACCGCGGCAATGACCTGGGTCCGCAGCTCGGCCGAGTGAGCGACGCCGCGGGTCATGCACGGTCATTGTGCTTGCGCCACTCGCGTTCGGCGCGAGGAGGTCGGCCCATGCGGGGCTCGAGTGGCGGCTGTGGCATCTTGAGGTCGAGTTGACAGGCCAGGCAGTAGCGGTCGCCGTGGTGCAAGACAAACGTGAAACACCCCGCGGTCTGGCACACGTCCTTGGCATGCTGATGCATCGACCACGGGGCACGCTGGTCAGTCACGGCTACATGCCGTGCAACGAATGGCCTTGCCGAAGTCGGGGTGACCAACGTCCAGGTCGCGCCGGACGTAGCGCTTGCCGCGGCACACCTGGCAGTCGGACTCGTCGCCGACGGTGTACCGCGAACGTGTCGGCAAGAGTGGCTCCTTGACGATACCGGCGTGCTTCACGGCGTCTTTGGCGAGGTCCTTGGCGAGCCACATCTCGAGCCGCTGCACGTCGGGCACGGTGGCCGTCTCGAAGTAGCGCGACCAGGACACGTCGAACGCCGCTTCATCGACGAATTGCTCACGCCACCGTGCGGCAATCGTTCGAGCGTCGTCAACGCTCAGCATCGTCCGTCTCTCCGTTCAAAGAATGTTTTGAAGCTGGCTGGCTTGGCTGGCCCCGGCTGGCGCGGTCCCTGGCGATGAGCTGGAGGTGCTCGGCGAGCAGTTTCGGGTCTGCCTCGCGCGCGGGCGCGTGTGCGCGCTGCCGGCCGGCCGTCTTTTCCGGTTGGGTTGGGTCCGGTTGTGTTGTGTCCGGTTGGTTAGGTCCGGTTGGTTGGGTTGGGTTGGTTGTGTACGCCGGACGAGACGCGGACGTCCGCGTCGCCGGACCCGGACGTCCGGCGGACCGGCGCCACTCGCGTTTGCGCTCGGCGTCCTTGTTTCGCACGCCAATCAGCCGCCCGGCGTATTCGGACCAGTCGTGAATGGCCATGGTCTGGCACTCCTGGTCGACCACGTCGGCGAAGCCTGTCGCGACGAGGGCCTGCCAGAAGACCTCCGGCTTGCCTCGCCACTGACTCGCGCGCGAGGCGGGCGCTTGCGCGCGTGTGCGCACGACCCCGTCCTGCGCGTAGTCCAGCGCCCACCACCACAGGTAGTGCAGGTGGCCTACGGCCGTCGCCAGACTGCAGTGCAGCTCCTCGGCGAGCGCGATCGTCTTGGGGTGCTGCCCGAGCGCCTGGTGCGACTCGATCCATGCCATCAGGCGTCCGCCCGGAAGGTTTCGATAATCTCGGGCTCGTCGGCAGGTCGCCAGATTTTGGCGTCGACTCCGCACGCCTGCAGCTCGGCGACCGTGCGCTTCTGGTCAGGCAGCACGACGCCCTGCTGCGTCTTGAGTTCGCGCTGCATGTAGCGCCGCTTCTCGACGTGCCAGAACTCCCAGTCGAGCTGGCCGTGTGCATCGCTGTGGCCATGCTGACGCGTGGTATGCACGCCCTCGACCACGCCCTGGCTGTAGCGCACATGCCGCCCATGCCAGCCATAGCGCTTGGCGAGCACCTTGACGTGCTGCGCGAACTCCTCCTCACCCATCGCGCTCAGCAGGACCTCGCGCGCACTCGTCACGCCTCGATAGATTTCCGCGACGGCAACGCCGGGATTTGGATTCGCTGCTTATGTCGGCGCTCACACTCGAAAGCGAGACGCATCGCTACAACGTGGTTCGCATCACGATCTGCAATTCGCTCGTCGATGTTCAACTGATAATCAACGACAGCCCAGAACGCGCGTTGCTGCCATACCAGTTGCCCATCCTCATCCCGTTCCATTGTCTGGCCGGCAAACGGCATCCCTGTTTCGTCATTCGCTCCCAGACACTCACGAACGATCTTGCCCAATGCCGCGTACTTCGCCCCTGCGTAATCGTCTTCGGTGAGAACCCCTTCCTCGAGACACGTATCAATGAACCGTCGATTCGACATCGCACCGACCTGTTTGAAGAACGCCTGGCTACGTGTCTTGCGGGTTTCTCGCCTGTCCTCTTTGACGCCTTCAACAGCGAGCTGATACGACGTTTTCCCCTTACGCATGGTGAGCATCCTTTACGGCAACGTAGGCAGACTTGAGACACTCGAGCACCGCGATGAGCGCTTCGTTTGCGGGGTCCCTAGGAAACATCTTTGCAGCCTTGCGTAGCGCAGCCCGTGCGTCATCCAGCAACGCAAGTCGTGGGTCCGGCATAGCCGGCATCGCAGCCGCCTCAGTCAACGCCAGCGAGCGGTCCCGCTTGTCATCACTTTGCGCCAACTCATAGATACGCGCCCGCTCGTCGGACTCCTTGGCTGCAATATTGCGCATGATCGCGATCGCTTGCTTCGCGGGGATGCCGGGTTGGCTCAGGATGGTGGCAAGTTCTGGTCGTTCTGGTTCGGGAATCTGCTCAAGCGCCTCATGCGCCTCAAGTACCTGGTATTGCTTCCACGTCTGCATAAACGGGTAGGCATCCGCGGTTTCAACGTGTGCCTGGGCATTATCAACGGTTCCGCGATCTACTCCGAGTCGCTCAGCAACTGCGTCTTTCGCGGTCGGTTTCCGCGGCCGTCCTCGACGTGGTTTATCGGGAATGACTCCCGACAATTCAGCCTCCGCCGTAAGCATCTCCGTCACCGTGTCGGCCAACTGAACGAGGTTCCTTGAGCGCTCGTACTCGGTCAGATCCTTCCGCCGCAGGTTCTCCTCGAGCTCGATCTCGCGCCGTTCGGACTCCGTCAGGTCACCGAGCGATCGCGCCTCGATCTCGCGCCAACCCAACTGCTCACACGCAAGAATCCGCCGACCACCAGCGACTAGACGGCCATCCGCATCAACGACAACCGGATGCAACAGCCCGTAACGACCGATGCTTTCCGCCAGCGAATTGACGTCACCCATCTCCTGGCGACGTCGCTCACCGATCTGGATGTCGTCGATCACTAATTTCATACCGCAAACCGCCGCATCCGATTCAGGTCGAGTCCGTGTTCCGCGCACATATTTCGGATCGCGTTTTCGGCAAGCCGACTCGGCTTCACTCGGCCGTTTTCCCAGCGTGATAACTGCGCGATCGTGACGCCCAGGTAGTACGCGAACTCAAGCTGCGTCATCCCCAGCGCACGCCGAATCGCAAGTATCCGCAATCGCGAGCGGCGGAGCTCCTCGTCACGCTGTTCTGGCGCTGGTACGAGTTTCACGCCGGCAGCTCCGCCTGGCCGGCCAGGACGGCGACCTGCTCCGCTTCGCCCGCGCGGGACTCCAGGCGGGCGCGCAGCTCGGCGTTGGCGCTCAGGATGCGCTCGAGCGGCCACGATCGCTTGGCCGTGAGCGCATGCAGGCCTTTGACGCCCACGCTCTCCGCGCCATCGAGCAGCCGTCGGTTGTCCTCGAGCGCCTCGGTCAGGTCCTCTGCCGGCGGCTCCTCATCGTCGAGGACCTCGCCCGTCGACGCGTCGACCGTCGTGGGTGGTCGGTGTGGACGCGCGGTCTCGCGCTCCATCACCCCCTTCTCGCGGGCTTCGGTCTCGAAGATCAGGTCGTACTTGCGAGCGTTATTGGCGACCAGCGCCGGATCGTGCCGCGCCGTCTCGTCTGCCTCGGCCGCTTCACGCCACTCGGCCGGCACCTCGGCCCGCGTCTCGAGCTTGCGCGTCTGGTACGGAAACGCCTTGCGCAGCGCATGGCTCTCAGCGCGAATCGCGAGCTGGTTGTGCGGGCGTTTGCGGTACTGCTCGCCGATCTTGCCGTCGCCCGGATAGAACTCCTCCCAGCGCGCGCTCGCGGAGAACGGGACGCGCATGCCCTGCACGATCTTCCACACCGTGACGGTCGCCTTTGATGGTCGGCGCGGTTGGTCGATGTCCTCGTACTCGAATAGCGCATCGTCGCTGCCGGCGTAGCTGCCTGAGCTCTCGGCCATGGCACGGTAGCCATTGATGCCGATGACGATCTCGCCGACCTGGTCGGCCTTGTACTTGATGAGATAGATCTGGTCGAGCGTCGGCTCGAGCTCCAGGCGGCCCGCGTTGTACAGAAACCAGGCCAATTCCAGACGTGACGCGCCGGGCGCCACGGTCTGCGCGATGAGCGAAATCTGCTGGTCGCTGAAGCCGGTCACTTGCGCCAGACGCGACGCCGTCGGTGCGGCGCGTTCAAGTGCCTGGGTCATCGGTGCTTCTTTGCCTCCGCTTTGATAGTCGCGAGGATCTCCTGTTGCTTCGGCCCGCACGGCCACGTCACGCCGCACGTGCCGCACACCAGCTTGTGCCGCTCAAGGTCCTTGACCATGACGTGCTCGCTCATGCGCACGACCTCCACGTCACCCACTCGTGCAACCGGCCCTGGCCGATCATCCACTTCGCCGCCGCACGCGCGGCCACGGGGTCGAATACGCTCAGCCCCGCCTTGCCTTGCGGAGTCTGGGCAAACGTGCTCGGCAGAAATTGCAGCAGGCCAGACGCGCCTGAGCGGCGGTTGTAGGCGCCCGCGAACCCGCGCGACTCGTGCCACGCCAGGCAGTCGACGAGCGGGTCGAGCGCGTCCCGCGCTGGCGGCGGAGCAGATGGCCGTGACAGCTCGCCTGTCATTTGCAAGTACGGCCGCGCCGGCAGACCCGTCGTCGCTATTGCGCCGAGCAGGTCGACCAGGTCAACGCCGGCCTCGTTGGCCGCGCTGATGGTGTCGGCGTGCACCCCGTCCAGGTCCTCGGCGTGCAGGTTCGCGGCCGCGGCCGCCACGACGCCCACGACCAGGCCGAACACCGCGCCGGTCGCAAACCTAAGCACGTCGAGCCCGCGCGCGGTCCTGGTCGCGTTCGATCTCGCGGTTCGTGAGCCGGTAGCCGCGCATGCAGCTCTTGCACCAGTCCTGGAGATGGTCCCGACTGCGCTGCTTGCGCCAGAACGACCCGATCGGCTTCCACTGCCGGCAGCCCGAGCAG